TCGGCGACATAAAGCTCTTCTAAGATTTGCCGCTTTGACCAGCCGTAACGGGAGCCGAGGGCGTCGAAAAGTTCGTGGAGCCAATTTTCGCCAGCGTTCTGAGATAGTTTCGCGCCGTCTCCGGAAGCTTTTTTTTTATGCTTTCGAAAACCGTCGTCAGGTCGTTAATTTCCCATATCGTGACGAGGAGCTCGACGAGCCCGTCGAGGCCGAGCTCGCGATCGTCCTCGAGTTCTTGCTTTGTAAAGGAGCGCGGCGTTTGCCCGTGTTTTTCGAATGTTTTATCAATACTTACACGGCAAGAAATAACAATAATATTCAAAAGCTCGTCGGGCATGCGTGAGATCAATTTGAGCATGACGTCGGCGACGCGGGCGTTATTGTCCGCGGCCGAGGAGTCCGGGCTTGTATCATTCCAAGCCTCGGCGAGCACTTGGAGCGCGTCGCGTGGAACGGTTTCGAGGCGACGGAGTAATGAAAAATACGCGCCGATAGTCAATTTCTCGACGACATATTTCCCGACGTGTCGCTCTTTCGGGAGCGCGGCGTCGAGGGCGTCAGTCTTTCCGGGTATTCCAGACATGATTTAATTGATTAGTTGCTTGTGCCGATCCGGACGATCTTCTCGCCGTCGGTTCCGCCCGGAGAAATAAGCGCGAGAAAAGTCACTTCATAAACGCGTTCTTCGTCGGTTTTAAAAGCAAAAGTCGGCGCGCCGATCGGGACGACAAGGAGAAAATTCCAGTCAAGAGTAACGGCCGCGCCCATTTCGCGCGGGTGGATTAAGAGCGTCGCGCCCGTCAAGGCTTGTCCGGCGTCCTTTCCGATCCCGACGTCGCCAGCAGTGGCGCCAGCGGTGTAGGTGGCGCCCGCAATCGCTTTCGAAATATGGACGAGATCACTCTCCGCGAAAAAGCACTTGATTTCGATCCTATGGCCGAGGACGGTCACGGCGACCGGGCTCTCTCCGAATTGATCGACTTTCTTTTCGTGGATTGCGGGCGTGACGGTGATCTCGACGCCGCCTTTTGTATGGCCGAGCGCGGTTCCGCCGAGGGTAATATCAGCGCTCCCGATCCGAAAATTTGCAATGTCAGCGGCCATATTTTAGAAAAAAATCAATCGAAGAAATCGAGGAGCGGAGCGAGATTCACTTGTTTCTTGAGTTCGGGCGTGACCTCGACACGCTCGAGTTTTCCAATCTTTTTTCCTTCCCACTTCACAAAATCCGCGACCGCGTTCGGCTTGACGATTGCAAACAGTGTTTTTTTCTTGTCGTCGCTCATGTTGTCCGGATCCGAAAGAGAAAATTTGTCGAGAATAGCCAAGCGTTCTTGTCGTCGAGGCCGAGGCATTGCGGCGAGTTCACGGCTCGCGCAAACATGGCGTCTTTGCTACCAATAGTAATAGCAAATTTACGGTTCAGCAAGGAAAAAATTTCGGCGGCGCGTTCGCTCGCCTTAATATAGTTCGCGGACGTGCCGCGACAAAGAATTTGAATCGTCGGATTGTCGACGGGTATTTCTTGATAAGGCGCCGCTCCGCCCGTGTCAAAGAGCGCGACACAATCGACGGGCGTGTCCGGCATATTGCCTTTAAAAAGCGTCTTGCCGATAATAAGATCCGTATTTTCTGCCAAGTAAAGCGCGACGTCTTCAATCATTGTGTGCGAGAGCGAATAACCTCGCCAACGAGTGTAACATATTTTTCGCCGTTCTCTTTCATTGGTTTTTCAAGGTATTTTTGTTGACGCCGTTGTCCGCGTGAGGTGTTCGCTTGCGAAATATTGAGCGACAAGTCCTCATGCAAGCGCGCCGCGTATTCCTTATTAAAACCGACTTCGATCTCGATTTCACTCATGCCGCTTTTAACCTCGCCTTTGCTCGCCGTGGACGCCAAACCGCCTGAAAATCCTTTTTGAAAAGGAACAATATCCGTCGCGTCACGGAGGAGGGCGTCGCCAGCCGCGACGATCCCGGCCTTGATCGCCGCCGTCACGTCGTCCGTGTAACGATCAAGCCCGCGTTCAAACTCCGACGAGTCGAGGCTAAAACTCATTTTAAATTGCTTTTAAAAGCTTCTAAAGTTTGTCCGGATCATAGCGGCCGGAGCCGTCGGAAAGCTTCGCGAGTCCCGTCCGGCGAGTAAGGCCGCCGCCGCGGAGTATTGCTCGCGCGCGCGGCGAGTAGATCACGAATTGCTTTTTCGGGTCGTCCGCCTTGACTCCGTGCTCGGCGTCCGGCGTCTGTAAAAAGACAAATTCCGCTTGCGCGATCGTCGCCTCTTTAACGAGTTCATGAATAAAGGTCGCTCCGGCGGTGTTGACGTCCTCGACACGTGGGAAAAGGCGCGTTTGCGTCGCGGTGTAGCGTTCCCAATACCCGGCGATCGAGTCGATATATTTCTCCGCCCGCTCGAGGAGGCTCTCGAGCTTCTCGTCGGCTTCATTAAAGAGCGCGTCGTTATTCGTCGCGTTACGGAGCTCGGCGACGGTTACATAAGTTAAGGCCATAGGGACGAAAAAAGGACGAGAAACTCGTCCTTATTCTGTACCGAAACAATGAGTCAGTGCAATTTTAATTGTCCGGCGTCGGAGCGCCCGCGCCGCCTCCCGCTTTCTTGGCGGCCTCGTCTGCCGCTTTCTTCGCTTCCTCGGCTTCCTTGTTTACCTTGTCCGCTTTCTCTTGTTCCTTGTCCGCTTTCTTCCCGGCGACGTCGGCCGCGACTTTCGCGTCTCCCGCCTTGCCCTCGGCGCTTTGCTGTTCATATCGCTTGATCTCGGCGTCGGTCGGCTTGGTATATCCCTTTTCATGCGCGGCCTTTACGACGACGACCGGGTCGCCTCGATCATTCCGCATAGCGCGCCCTTCGATTGTTTTCGTCGGCTTTTCGGCGAGCAAATACTCGGCCATTTCCTTTGAGACGTCGACGATCCGGCCTTTCGGGTTTTTAACGAGAGCCATAAAATTTAAAAAAATGATTGTGTGCGCCCGTTTTTGGTTGGAACGAGCGCGGAAACCGTTGTTTGTTCTTTATCCCGTGGGATATTGTTCTATTTTGTTGCGGATTGCAAGCTCGATCAGGCGGTCGCGCGGAGGATCTGATAAGCGACGACGTGATCGGCGGCGGGATCGCCGGAAAACTCGAGCGTGATCCCGTCGGTTGCGGCGACCGCGGTCAAGATCGTGCGCGGTGTCGACCCCTTGGCTTTCAAGGTGACGATCGCAATATCTGTATTAAGCGCGCCCGGTACGGAGATCGTTTCGGCGGCGTCGCCTCCGGCAGTTGTGAAGCTTCCGGCAAATTTAACCACGTGCGAGGGAGCGATCGCGGCGGCGAGCTTGGCTAGCGTGACGTTTAAGTCCTTGATCTTGGCCGTCTCGACGGCGTCGGCGGCGAGCTCGGCGGCGACCGTGGTATCGACATTGACGAGCTTGAAAACACAAGCGTCTTTTGTGCCTTGGTTTACATAAACCGAGACGGTTCCGGTCGCGACATCGGTATCGATAAAGAGACAGCCTTTCGCGTACCCGTCGGCCGCGTCAGTCGGGACGGTTGCCCCCCAAGCGAAAACGCGATCCCCGGCGGGATTGGTCAAGTAAATTATTCCTGCACTATCTTGAGTAAACATAGCGTGTTTTGAAAGATTGAAAAGTTTGTTGCCGCTTTATTGAGGGAAAGCGGCGGAAAACCTTCGCGTCGTTCCGGGTTTTGTTGCGGCGCTTGCCGCGGCCGATTAGCAAATATAATCGACGGCGAGCTCGTCGCGACATTCTGCCACTCCGTAAAGGATTTCGACAGTTGTCACAATGCCGCCGCGGTCGGCGTCGTAGTTCATACGGACGCGAACGGCGAGGCCGCTGTCTGGATCACTGACGACAGTCCCGATCGTTCCCATTCCCGCGGGAATTTCAGGAAGCGGACGGACGACGAGAGCGAAAGCGTCGCGGTGAAACGCGAGATTGTGCCGCCCGGTCGCGACTTTCACAAGTTGCGATTCGAACGTCTGGAAACCGTGAATCTTGCCGAGCGCGCCGTCGGCGATCTTGCCAGCCGCGCCGATCTTGTCGGCGGAGGTGAAGCGATCGAGGCCGAGCGCCGTCGAGTAATCAGTCGTCGACAATGCCAGCGTGAAATTGTCGTCGATCGGAGCTTTGGCGTCGCGGAGGAGTTTCCGCACGGCGAGGATATTCGACTCGGAGAGTGCCGTCCCGGACGAGCCGACAGTTTGCGAGAGTCCGGCATAAAGCGCGAAAATGTCGCTCTCGACGGCCTCAAGGATCGCCGTCATGCCCGAAATTGTATATCCTTGGATCAGGTCGTTTCGGGAAAAGGCGCGTTCCGGATCTTCAATCAGGAAAGAGGCCTCTTTGTGCTTATTGAGTGTAACCGAGACACTTCCCGAGGTTACGTCTTGCACGGTTCGGGATCCTCCCGCGGCCTTGTCATTGGCGGCGAGCGTTCCGAATTTCGGGATCGTGACGACGTTCCCGTAAATTTTAACGTCTTCCTCGTAATCGCGGCGGATCCGCTTTGCAAGGAAGAGATTCGCGCGGAGGACATTTAAGGCCTCTTGCGCGATAATGGTCGCATTGTGAACAGTCAAAGAGTTTGACATTGTAGTCGTTTAAAAAATCAAAAGGTGATCTCTCCGGTTGGCTTAGTCTTTGATTCTTCCCTCGCGTTGCGCTTTCAGGATCTCGTCGCGGTTTTCCGCGTAGAATTTCGGATCCTTTAGCTGCTCGGCGGTGAAAGTTTTCGTCGAGGTGGTATCGCCGCCGGGATTTGTCCCGTGGCCGATTGTTTTCCCTCCCGCCGCGGCGGTCAAAAAGTCGTAATTCTTATGAATATAATCGAGTTTTGCCTCGGGCGTGAGCGATTCCGGGATCAAGCTCCGCTTGTCCTCGGGAATCTTTGTCATGAGTTCATCGACGGATCGCGTGACGACGGCCTCGAGCGCTTTCGCGCGCTCGACGTGCGGTTTCGATTCATTGTAGAGATCCTCGAATTTCTTGTTTTCCTCGAGCGCTTTTTGTCGCGCCGTTGTCGAGTCGCTTTCCATTTTAGAGAGACGCTCCTCGAGCGCTTTCCGCTTGGAAACCTCCTCGGAAAAACGAGAGTAAGGAATCGTTTCGGGAGGCGGATTTTTATTTTCGCCGCCCTCATTGCCGCCGTTGGTGTCGGCCTGTTTTTTCGTGTCGCCTGTACCGTTGGCGCTTCCGTTGTCTCCTGTTTGACCGCCGGGAGACGTGGCGTTTTTATCCGTATCACTCATGATTTAAAAAAAAGACGATGTTTAACGTCCTCGGCGGACGACGGGCAAAGTGTAAAGCAATGCGTTTTTGTTCGCAATAGTCAGGAATCGCCAATTTTGCGGCGCGCCTCTTGCGCGGCGAGGGCGTCCGCGGCCGAGGCCTCTTTGTTTTTGAGCGCGTCATAATTGGAAATCTTGCCGCCTGTTTGGAGCCGCTCGGCGACCTTGGCGCTCGCCTTTTCCTGTTTTTTCGAGTAATTCGTCATGACAAAATAGGAATGCCGACAGCCGACATGAAAGATTTCTCCGGACGCCCGGAGCTCCGCAAAGGTCGGCATTCCCGGAGTCGCGCCTGTCATGGAAAAAAGCTCTCCCTCGTGGAAGCGACAAGCGTCCTTTGCTCCGTGGCGCGTGATTTGATACACGTCGAAACCGTTCTCCGTGCCGACGTTGGCGATCGCTTGGCGCCCGGTCGACGCGAGCACCTCTCCCGTCAGCATGCGCGCGTAACGGTCAAGTTGCCAGTTTTTGCCGCTCTTGTCGAGCAAGCCGACGATTCCGTCTTGCTCGAGCTTCTCGAGTACCGTCCGCGCGACGGTTTCGCGGGCTTTGCCGAGCGTGGCGCCCGCGCCGATTGCCTCGCGGATATGCGTCGTTTGCGCGAGCGAGATTTTTTCAAGGGCGCTTTTTTTGACCGCTTGCATGCTCTCGGCGAACCGGGTTTTTGCCTCGTCGGCAATGAGCGCGATCGCGTGGGTGTTGACTTTTGAAAAAGGGCGTT